GGACCATGTGGCGCCGAATTTCACCAGATACAGAGCCCAAAATGAGGTTGTCAGTCAGCAACTTAGCGCAATCAGCACGGATTTAAGGGCTCGAAAAGTCATGGGAAACACCAGAGAAACGACAACCGCAACCGTCAACCGAGGAGCGCGGACGACCGCGACCGATGGGCCTCTCGCGATCTGAGTATGCCCGGCACCGGGGAGTCAGCCGTCAGGCGATCGCCAAGGCCCTCGCCGCTGGCCGCATCAGCCTCGAGTCCGACGGGACAATCGACCCGCGGCGCGCGGACGCGGCCTGGGCCTCGAGCACGAACCCGAACCGGAAGCACGTCGCCCGTCGCGCGGCCGCGCCGCGGCCGGTGCACCGCCAGGGCGACGACGATGCCGGCGCCGGCGGCGAGCTCGAGCAGGACGAGGGCGCCGCGCGCCGGATTCTGCAGCAATACGGGAAAGACGTCCCGGGCCGGCTCAAGCTCAACGACGCGCGCCTCGCGAATGAGCTCTGGAAGGCGACGAAACAGCAAATCGAGGTCCGGAAGGCCCGCGGGGAGCTCGTGACGATCCGCGTGATGCAGAAGCGCGTCGGCGACCTCGCAATGGCGATCCGCGAGTCGCTGCTCAACTGGCCGGCGAAGCGCGCGCAGGCCGTCGCCGAGCGCATTGGCGTCGGCGATACGGTCCTCGTGCAGATCGCGCTCGAGCAGGAGATCCGCGAGTTTCTGATCGGGCAGGCGGCGCCCGTCCTCGGAGAGCCCGCGGCATGATCTTCACGAAACCGAGCGACCTCAAATGGCGGCACGCGCCACTGCCGGACATCACGCCGCAAGTCGAACAAGAGGGGCACGTGCTGCTCGTGGTGATTCACGGCACGCATGCGACCTTGATTACAAAAGCGACGCCGCGCCGAAGCGACGCGGACGTGCTGGAATGGGTCGGACTCGGCGCATACGCCTTCGTCCCGGTTGTCGCGCTCGGCGCCGTTCGCTTTTACGCCGTGCTGCGCGACGAGCCGTACACGCCCGGCTGCGGACCTCTGGCAGACCATGATCCAGGTATCGAGCCGGAGGGCGGAGGTTGATCACCGCCAGCGACGAGCTCGAGCTCGAGGCGGCCGAGCTCCGGCTGATCGACCGCGCTTTCGCCGAGGCCCTGCAGCCCGATCCGGAGCTGCGCGTGTGGGAATGGGCCGACGCGCATCGGATTCTCTCGCCGCAAGCGACGTCGGACCCGGGCAAGTGGGAAACGGCGCGCACGCCGTACCTGCGGGAGATCATGGCCGAGCTCTCACCGAGCTCGCGCGCGCGAAAAATCGTGTTCTCCGCCGGCGCGCAGATCGGCAAGACCGAGACCGGGTGCAACTTCATCGGGTACGTCATCGACCTGGCGCCGGGCCCGATGATGGAAGTGCAGCCCACGGTTGACATGGGCAAGCGGTTCTCGAAACAGCGCATCGACCCGATGATCCACGACACGCCGCGGCTCCGCGCCAAGGTGCGCGACCGTCGCGAGCGCGACTCCTCGAATACGATGCTCTCCAAGGATTTCCCGAACGGGCTGCTCGTCATCACCGGCGCGAACAGCGCCGTCGGGCTCCGTTCGTTCTCCGCGCGGTACCTGCACCTGGACGAGGTCGACGCGTATCCCGCGAGCGCCGATGACGAGGGCGATCCCGTCGTGCTCGCGCAGCGCGCTGTGCGCAATTTTCCGCGGCGCAAGGTCTATATCTCGTCGACGCCGAAGATCGCCGGCCTCTCGCGTGTCGAGCGCGAGCTCGAGGGCTGCGACGTGTTCAAGCGGTACCACGTTCCGTGCCCGCATTGCGGGCATCTGCAGCCGCTCGTGTTCGATCGGCTGCGATGGGAAGAGGGGAAACCCGAGACCGTCGCCTATTGCTGCCGTGCGTGCGAGGCGCTGATCCGCGAAGAGAGCAAAACCGAATTCTTGAAAGACGCCGTCGCCGGCGGCCGCGCCTGCTGGATCGTCGAGCGCGACAACGGCAAGCGCGAGAGCGTCGGGTTTCATCTCTCCGCGCTGTATTCGCCCGTCGGGTGGTTCTCGTGGCGCGAGGCCGTCGCCATGTACGAGGAGGCGAAAGAGAAACAGAGCCACGACCTGATGCGCATTTTCCAGAATACCGTGCTCGGCCTGGGCTACGTCGAAGAGCAGGACGCGCCGAGCTGGCAACGCCTCTACGATCGCCGCGAGACCTATCCGATCGGCGTCGTGCCGCCGGGCGCGCTCTTCCTGACCGCCGGCGTCGACGTCCAGCACACGCGCCTCGAGTATGAAGTCGTCGGATGGAGCCGCGGCGCGGAGTCGTGGTCGATCGAGTACGGCGTGCTCGATGGCGACCCGGCGCGCGCGGAAGTGTGGCACGAGCTCGACCGGCTGCTCGTGCGCCGCGACTTTCATTGCGCCGTCGGCGCGCGGCCGAGCTCGAGCGCGCAACTGGCATTCGACGCGATCGCCGCGCCGACCGCGGGGAGCATGTCCGTGCGCGTGATCGCCGTGGATTCCGGCGACGAGTCGCAAAGCGTGTACAGCTACGTCCGCCAACATCCCCAACCGTTTTGGGGCCCGGCTGGCGCGCTGGTGCGACAGCCGCGCACCGTGGTCGCGACGAAAGGCCGCGAGCATGCCGTCGCGCTCGTCGGGAGCTCGACTCGCGCGGACCTCGCGGCGCGCCGCGGCCTCCGCGTGTACCTGATCGGCACATGGATGGCGAAACGCGAGCTCTACGGATTCTTGCGCCTCGATCGGCCGACCGACGAGGCCCTCGCCGCCGGCGCGCTCTATCCACACGGCTACGTGCACGTCCCGCAGTACAGCGAAGAATGGTTTAAGCAGCTCACCGCGGAGCGCCTCGTCAAGCGCGTACACAAAGGCTACCCAAAACTGTCCTGGGAGAAGGACGCCGGCCGTCGGAACGAGGCCCTCGACTGCCGTGTGATGGCGCGCGCGGCCGCGGAGCTCTTCGGCCTAAGTCGCTTCACCGATCGGCATTGGCTGCAGCTCGAGCGCCTCCGCGTGCGTCGGCCGGATGACGACGAGCCGCTGCCGCCGGCGCCTCCGCCGAGCGAACCTCCGCCCATCGGCGCACCGGCGACGCCGAGCGGGCCCGCGACGCGATCGCAGGCGGTCTCACGTAGCTCGTGGATGGGTCGGCGATGACGACGGCCGCGCTCGCGTGGGCGATCGGCGAACACGATCCGGACGAGCGGCGGTTTCGACGCCTGCTCGGCGACCGCGATCGCCGCGTGATCGGCATTCGCGACGCGCGCCGCGCGCGCGATACGATCGACCTCCTGCGCGCCGAGCTCGCCGAGGCCGTGCGCCTCGAGCGCGAGCGGTGCATACGGAACGCGTGTCGCTACTGCGACGCGGAATTCACGCCTGTTCGGCAGGATTGGCGGCCGGACTTCGCCTGGTGGCACGTCGACCGGCCGTGTCGCGCGAGCGGCATCCGTGAACGGCACTATCAGGAGACCCGCGTCGAGGCGGAGCGCGCGCGATGAAAACCGCCCGTGCCACCTCGAGCCGCGCCGCGCTCGCCGCCAAGCTGCCAAAGAAACCGCCCGCACGGCAACGAACGGTTCTCTTCGTCGAGATCACCAACCGCCAGCGCGACCGCCTCGACGCCCTCAAGGAGCGCGAGCGGCGTCGCCTCGGCTCAAGAAAAATTAGCCGGGCCGACGTCGTGCGTATGATCCTCGAAGCGGCGATTCCAGAAGAGATAAACGCGCAGGGCTAGCCGTAGGGCTAGCCGTACGTATAGCCGCGCGGCTAGGGAAATTGTTTCACGTGAAACTATACGCGCGCCGCGGTGACGTGTTAGCGCCATTCCCAACGTGGCGGCATCTCAGGAGGACCTCGACACCCTGACCGAGCTGAACCGGATGATTCATTCCGGCGTGCTCGAGAGCGACTATCAGGGTCGCCGCATCAGATACCGCACGCTCGACGAGCTCTTTCGCGCTCGCGACGATCTGCAAACGGCGATCTCGAAAGCCAACGGCGGCGCCTCGGCGCCGGTGCGGCTCATCCGCATCGCCGCGACGAATGGGATTTGCGCATGAGGTCGCGCGCCGTGCAGCTGCCGACGACGCGCCCGCAGCTGCTCGACGCCGCCGGCCGCCCGATCGTTAGCGCAAGCTCGAGCTCGAGCGTCACCGCACCGCGAGGGCCGTCCTATCCTGGCGGGGGCCACGGCCGACGCTTTACGGGATTTCCGTCGTCCGCGACCGGCGTGAATACGGCGCTCCTCGGCAATCTCGAGGTGATGCGCGATCGCTCGCGCGCTCTCCTGCGCTCCTCGCCGCGGATCAAAAAGGCCGTGCGCGCCTACCGGGCGAACGTCGTCGGGACGGGCATCAAGCCGCGATCGCAGGTGAAAGATCGCGCGCTGCGAGACCAGATTCACGAGCTCTTCAACGACTGGCAGGAGGACGCCGACGCCGCCGGTCGGACCGACTTCTACGGGCTGCAGTCGCTCGGGATTCAGACGTACATGCCGAGCGGGGAAGTGTTCTATCGCTTCCGACCGCGCCGCCCCGAGGACGGGTTCGCGGTGCCGCTGCAGATCGAGTGCCTCGAGCCGGATTTCTGTCCCATTTGGTACTCCGCGACCGCGCCGAACGGCAACATGGTGCGTGCTGGCGTCGAGTTCGACGGCATCGGCCGCCGTACGGCGTATTGGATGTACCGCTCGCACCCGGGCGAGTTCGGGCCGTGGACGCTCGGCGGCCTGATGGGGCAACTCGACCTCGTCCGCGTGCCGGCCTCTGAGGTCCTGCACCTCTACGAAGTCACCCGGCCCGGGCAGATTCGCGGGGAACCGCCGCTCGCGACGGTGCTGATCCGCGCGCACGACAAGGAAATTTACGACGACGCGCAGATGATGCGCCAGAAGATCGGCGCGCTCTTCGCGGCGATGGTCTCGACACCGGAGGAGAACGCGCTCGGCGAAACCGACGCCGGCGACGGGACGGCCGACCTCACGCTCGAGCCCGGCATTGTCGGCAAGCTCCCGCCGGGCTCCGACGTCACGTTTTCCAATCCGCCGCAGCTCGGGACCGAATACGCGAAGTTTCAACGCGAGGTGAACCTCGACATTTGCGGCGGCATCGGCGTCACATACGAGCAGGGCACCGGCGACATGACCGGCGTCAACTATTCGTCGGCCCGCGTCGCGCTCCTCGATTTCCGTCGCGAGGTGACACAGTTCATTTTCAACGTCCTCGTGCCGGCGTTCTGTCGGCCCGTGTGGCGCCGGTGGATGACGGACGCCGTGACGTCGGGCGCGCTCACCATTCCCGGGTTCGAGAAGAACCCGCGCCCGTTCCTCCGCGCGACCTGGACGCCGCAGGGCTGGCAATGGGTCGATCCGATCAAAGAGGCGGAGTCGGCCAAAATGTCCGTGCGCTGCGGCTTCACGAGTCGCGACGATCAGATCGTCGAGCAGGGAGACGATCCCGAGGAGCTCGACGAGCGGATCGCTGCCGGCCAGAAGCGCGCCGACGCGCTCGGCCTCGTGTTCGACAGCGATCCGCGCCAGACGGCGCCCGGCAACATCAGCGGCGCCGCGCTCGGCGCCGACGCTGGCGAAGCGCCGCCGGCCGAGCAGCCGCAAGGTGACGAGCAGGCGCCGAGCTCGAGCGTTCCGGCGACGGCTCCGAAGAAGAAGAAAGGGAAGGTCGCCGCATGAACGACCATGTCGCCATGCGGTTCGCGACCTCGCGGCTCTACAATCAGCCGCTCGGCGTGCAGCTCGAGAAGCTGAACGCGCTCCTCGTCGGCTCTGGCGATCGCCTGGGCCTCGACGTGAGCGAGCTCCGGCGCACGATGAGCGGCGAGGCGCCCGCGGCGACGCCGCGAGCGGCCGCGGCCGCGACGCAGGTGCCGATCGGCGCCGCGACCGAGCCGAGCAACGGCGGCACGATCGCGGTGATTCAGATTTTCGGCTCGCTCGTCAAGCGCACCACGCCAATGGAGGCCGCGTCGAGCGACCTCCTGCCGTATTCCGCGATCGGCGCGCAGTTCGACGCGGCGATGGCCGATCCGGACGTGCGTGGCGTGCTCCTGCAAATCGACTCCTGCGGTGGCGAAGTGCAAGGCGTGTTCGACCTCGCCGCGCGCATCGCGGCCGCAGACAAAACGATATGGGCAATCGCCGACGAAAACGCCTATTCGGCCGCCTACCTCATCGCGAGCGCCGCGGATCGCGTTTATCTGACGCAGATGGGCGGCGTCGGCTCGATCGGCGTGATCTCGATTTACGTCGACCAGAGCGCGAAGGACGCGAAGGACGGTTACAAATACGAGATCGTCCAGGCGGGCGAGCGGAAAGCCGATTACACAGGGCATGCGCCGCTCTCCGACGAAGGACGGGCGCGCATGCAGTCGCGCGTCGACACGGTCAATGCGACGTTTGTCGACACGATCGCCACGAATCGCGGCCTCGACGCGGACACCGTCCGCGGCATGCAGGCCAACACGTTTTACGGCGAGGACGCGACGCGCGTTCGTCTCGCCGACGGAATCGGCACCGTCGAGACGGTGCTCGCCGAAATGATCGCGACGCTGCAACGCGGTTCGGCGGGATCAGGCATTGCGGCGAGGGGGACGGCCATGAAGGACGCGACGACGACGGGCAAGGAAAGTAAGCCGGCCACGGAAGCGGCCGCGGGACACGCGATCGTCGGCCAGGTCGGCGAGATCAGTGGCGGCGGCGCTCCTGCGGCCGGCACGCCGATGGGCGGCCTCGAGTATCCCGAGGGCGCCACGGCGCTCGAGCCGGTCAAGGGCCTGTCCAACGTCGTCTCGATCGACGAGGCGCGGTCGCAAGCCGAGCAGGCCGCCGCGACCGCGCGCCTCGAGCAGGCGACTGCGTCGAAGGAAACCGCCGCGAGCATTCGGGACTGGTGCCGCACCAACGGCATGCCCGAGCTCGCCGGCGATCTCATCGCCGATGGCCTCACCGTCGACGAGGCGAAGGCCAAGATCCTCGAGGCGAAGCACACGCGGGCAGGCGACGCGACGACCGCGCTGCTCGATCCTGCCGCAATGTCCGCCGCGGGCAGCGGCGCGCCGCTGATCAACGTCGTCGACTTCTATCGTCAACACAATGCTTCGCGGCAGACGGCCGCGACGAAGGGGTGAGGGGGGAGCCATGCCGCCGAGCAATCTCGAAACGAGTCACACAGGGGAATTTCTCTTTTCCGAGGCCGAGGGCACGCGATCGCGCGAAATCGTGACGATCAAGTCGGGGCAGAAGCTCGCCGCCGGCGCCGTGCTCGCTGCCATCACGGACGGAGCGGCCACGGCGGCCGCGGATTCGGGCAACACCGGCAACGGCACCATGTCGGCCGTGACGACGGCGTTCGGCGTCGCGCCGGGCCCGTATCACGTCAATTTCGTCGCCGCGACGACGTTCGAGGTCGAAGGGCCCGACGGGAAGGTGATTCCCGGCAAGGGCGCGACCGGTTCCGCGTACAGCGGCGGCGGTCTCGGCTTCACCATCACTGCAGGCGGCACGGCGTTCGTCGCCGGCGACGGATTCACGATCACCGTTGCGGCGGGGAGCGGCAAGTACGTCGCCCTCGGCATCGCGGGCACCGAGGCGGACGGTTCCGACAAGGCGGCCGCGATTCTGTGGGACGCCTGCGACGCGAGCGCGACCGGGACGAACGCCGACACCAAGGCGACCGTCATCGCTCGCGCCGCCGAAGTCGTCGCGGCGCTCCTGGTCTATCCGAGCGGCACGACGACCAACCAGAAAACGGCGGCGCTCGCGGCTCTCGCGACGGCCGGGATCACCGCCCGCTAAGCGGCGCGGCACGACGAGGGGGGAGGGGGAGCGATGATACTCGACATCTTCAAGGGAAGCGCGTTCGACATGCAGCAGCTCACGAACGCGATACTCAAGCAGCCGTACGCGCCGACACGCATTCGCAATCTCG